AAGTAAAATAAAGGTTATGAATGCATTATGCTCTTTTAGATTATGTAAGTTATCAAATGAAGACTTATTAAAGAAGGTCGATGAACTAACTGACAATATGTTTAAAACCGGGAGATTCCCCGATACGCAAATACCGGCAAGGCCAAATCAAGATTATGACTTGCTAATCGGTGAGTTGTTGATAAGATTTAAAACTTTAACCGAAGAAACTACCCAGCCATGACCGACACCGAAATAATAAAACTGCTGTCTCAGGGGTATATCACTAAGCAGATAGCAGACAAAGCCGGGGTGAAGCTGGAAGCCATGCAGCAGCGTATCTTCAAGATGCGGAAGAAGGGTAAGTATATCAACACTACCCACATGGTCGCGGAATGCATAAAAGCCAATGTGGAAGCGGATATACATTTTGTTACCACTGCTTAATCAGCCGCGAGTATGGGTTAACTTTGATGAAGTGGCAGTTAATCAAAGACAAAAGGATTTACAGTATTTAGGGCGTATGTACATCGTCCAAAACCGGGAAGAGGCTTTACAACTCCTTTCGCAACGTCCCGACCCCTCCGCCTTCAATAACATCCAACATTATTACAAACGCTTTTACGGCAATAAAGCAGGAGAACGGGGTTATGCCATACCAGGCCGCCCGAAAGTCATTCAGCAGGTAAATCTAAATCTGGAAGCGGAGATAATCTATAATCGCCGTGTCTTTATAGCCTGCATGCTTCACCTGTGCTTACCTGATTCCTTTTCCTGCCGCACTTCCAACTTCAGACCGGCCACCGGTTTTTCTAAGAATATACAGGAGTGCTTTAGAATAGAAGGCGGCAATCTTTCCAGAGAAATAGACCGGGTTAGGAACTGGTATAAGGTCGATGATGACTTTAAGGACAAAGTTGATGAAGCGCTGGCTAAATTAAGGGAGGGGGAAGATAATGAGTAAGGGAGAATTGAAAGGAAAGCAAAAGCTTTTTGCAGATAGGTATTTGATAGATCAGAATGCCACCTTAGCATATAAAGAGGTTTACAGCCCTAAGAATGACAATGTAGCGGCAGTAGAAGGCTCAAAACTCCTAAGAAACCCTAAGGTGGCGGAATATATAACCGAAAGGCAAGAAACGCTCTCTAATAAGCTGCAAATCACTCAGGAGATGGTTTTGGAGGGATACAGGAAGCTGGCCTTCTACGACATAAGGAAGTTTTACGATGAAAACAACGCCTTGCTGCCCATTAAAGACTTGGACGAGGAAACCGCTTTTGCTTTGTCGGGTTTAGATATAAGCGAAGAAAAGGCCTACATCGACGGACAACAAATTATTACAGGCTATACCAAAAAGATCAAAACCAGCAGCCGCCGGGACGCATTGGATAGCATCTGCAAAGTATTGGGTTATAACGCCCCGGTTAAACAAGAACACGACCTCAATGAATCTTTTCTCGACTTTTTTACAAAAGCATCCCAAAAATAAAACAGGCTCAAACCATAAGTAAGGAAGATTTAGCCCTTCAAAAGTGGAAATCCTACCAGCAGGACTGGAACCTTTTTGCCTCTGAGGTATTGGGTGCCCGGTTAGACAAAGACCAGCAAGCCATCCTTTCATCCGTTCAGCACAACCGTATGACCTCCGTTTCTTCCGGCACAGCCAGAGGGAAGGATTACGTTACGGCCGTAGCCTGTATGTGCTTTATGTACCTGACGCCCCGTTTCGATAAAGACGGCGTATTGGTTGATAATACAAAGGTTGCCATGACCGCCCCCAGGGATGCACAGGTTAAAAACATCATGGTGCCGGAGATCAGCAGGCTATACCAACACGCAAAAAGGCAGGGAATAGAGTTGCCGGGCCGTTTGGTGGGCTACGATATAAGGACGGGCAACAAAGAGTGGTTTTTAACCGGCTTTAAGGCCGATAGCCATACCACAGAGGCATGGACGGGCTTTCACGCCGTAAACACCATGTTTGCCGTTACAGAGGCCACAGGCATACCGCAATTGGTCTGGGATGCGATAGAGGGTAACCTGCAGGGGAATAGCCGGTTATTGATCGTATTTAACCCCAATGTATCTATTGGCTACGCCGCCGCCTCTCAGAAGTCTTCCCGTTTTACCAGGTTCAGGTTAAGCAGCCTTACAGCGCCGAATGTCGCTAATCACAAAAAGATCCTGGCAGGCGAAGTAAAGGCTATTCCCGGCCAGGTAGATTATAATTGGGTGCTTGATAAGGTAAACACCTGGTGCCGGCCTATTGAACAATCCGATTATCTGATAGAGGAAGGGGATTTTCATTTCGAAATAGAAGGCATTACCCGGCTTTACAGGCCCAATGACCTGTTTAGGGTGAAAGTTCTGGGAATGATGCCGCTGGTCTCTTCTGACGTGCTTATTCCGCTACAGTGGATAGAATTAGCGAACAAACGCTGGCTGGAAGAGGGCAACCGACGTAACGACAACCTGAGATTAGGTATTGACATTGCTGGGGAGGGCCGGGATTCATCGGTTTTCTGCTTTCGCTATGGTTACTATGTTTCAAAATTTGTTCAGTACCCGTCAACCGGCAAGCCCGAACACATGGCAATGGCTGGCAGGGCTATAAACGCACTAAAAGAGAATACAGAGGCTTTCACCGGCAAGCAGGCGCAGGGCTTTATTGATACGATTGGAGAAGGAGCGGGCACGTATAGCCGCATGATAGAATTGGAGGTGCCGCATATCTACCCGGTTAAAAACAGTTACGGTTCGGAATACGGCGGTAGTAAGCTACATGACAATACAGGACAGCGGGAGTTTTTGAATATGCGGGCTTATATGTATTGGGCGCTGAGGGACTGGCTGAACCCGGACTACAACACCGGGGCGATGCTGCCGGTTGATGATGAACTGACCGAAGAGTTGACAGAGATACGATGGGACACCAAAAGCAGCGGCCAAATATTCATTGAGCCGAAAGAAGATATTAAGCAGCGTTTAGGGCGCAGTCCGGATAAGGCGGATGCACTTACGATGACCTTTTACCCCGTGCCTCCGGTGAGTGTAGCGGGCAAGAGCAAGACGGCGGATCTGGCGAAGTATTTCTTTTAACCATTAAAAATATAAATTATGCCAAAGAGTAAACAACGTAACAAAAAAAGCAGGATTCAGCGTATTGATTTAGGAAATGGTAAGTATCGTTTTATTAAACATCTTCCTAAAGTAAAGTCTATACAATAAAGATTAATCTTTTATGGAACAAGACAAAAAAGCCACTTTGGGAGATGCTCAAAACGTTTTACAGCAAGCCTACGAGGTCTTTGAGGATGAAGAAAAAGTAAAGAGATGGCTTAATACAGAAAACAGAGCGATGAATAACCAAAGGCCGATACAGCTTTTTGATACCCTTGCCGGGCTGAATATGGTGAGCGATGTATTGGGCCGGATAAAGGAAGGGGTATACAGCTAAGAGATTCTTTTGATCTAAAAAATTATACAATGCAAGCAAATGAATTAAGAAACGGCAACAAGATTTTGAGGGACGGGAAAATTTTTACTGTCTCTGGTATTCTATCTCACGGTATAGGAAATCTTGAATCCGCTACAATATGGTGTGTAGGGGTAGAGAAAGGAGCGAGTATAGAGAAGTTTGGGCCTATTCAGATTACGAATGAAATATTAAAAAAGAGCAACCTTCTTGAAGAACCACCTTTATTCACTGCTCCAACACATATAAAAGAAGAATCGAACAAGGATATTGGCATTAAATACTGCTCTTTTTTCTTTAACAACAGGTTGAATAGATGGATGGAAGTTCAGACAAGGGTTTGCGTGGACTTTGTACATGAGGTGCAAAACCTATATTTCGCCTATACAAAGGAAGAGATTGAAATAGGTTTATAGCGCCATCCCAACAATCTGTACAATAAAAATTAATCTTGAAGTATTAGCACCCGCCGACCGTAGCCCCCTCCCTAATTTGCCGATATGGAAATGCAGGAGCTGCAAACATTAATCGGTGAAGGCATCGGCAAGCTGCGGGAAAAGGTGATTGCCGCCAAGCCGGACACCGAGAAGGCAAAGTATCTAAAGCAGTACAACCCGAAAGAGCATGATGTTTTTGATAAGGGAAAACGCAGGGATAAATTTGTAAAAACAGACAACGGGGATGATGTTGCTTATGTCAACCGTTTACCCATCCCACTACAGCAGATCATTGTTAACCGGGCCGCCACCTTCCTGACCGGCAACCCTATTGAACTGGAAGCAACACCGGAGAATGAAACGGAACAGGGCTTATTTGATGTCTTTAAAAAAGTTTGGCGGGATAATAAGCTGGACTTTGAGAGCGGCACCATTGCAAAGGTGATGATGGCTGAGACGGAAGCGGCGGAGGTTTGGTATGTGGAAAAGCTGGAAGCGGGCAATACCTACTGGAAGAACACGCCCGGCCAGGGCTCACAGCTTCGCCTCCGCTGCAAGGTGCTGTCCTCAGAAAACAGCAGCGGCCTTTACCCGGTCTTCAATATTTACGGTGACATGATTTCCTTTTGCCGGTCTTACAAGATTTTCGAAGGGGGGAAGGAAGTTGAGTATTTCGATATTTATACAGATACATTCACTTACTACGGCAAGCAATCAGATACAGGCTTTATAGAGGCCAGAGAGGCGGAGCCTAACAGTTTAGGCAAGATACCTGTCATTTACTACTCACAGGCCGTGCCGGAGTGGCATAATGTGCAGGAACTGATAGACCGGCTGGAAACACAGCTATCCAACCACGCCGACACCAACGACTACAGCGGATCTCCGTTGCTACTTGTTTGGGGTGAAATAAAAGGATTTGCTAAGAAAGGGGAACAAGGAAAGCTTTTAAATTTCAGCGGCGGGAAAGATGCTGCAGATGCCAAGTATTTAGTTCCGGAAAATTCGATAGAATCGATTAAGCTGGAATTGGACAACCTCCGCTCTCTGGCAATGGATATGACGGACACACCGGACATTTCATTCAGCAACTTAAAAGGGCTGGGTGACTTTTCCGGCATTGCCCTAAAGTTGCTGTTTATGGGTGCCCACATGAAAGCGGCCAGTAAGATGGGTAATTTCGGCAAGTCCATTCAGCGCCGGATCAACCTGCTGATCCATGCTATCGGCGTTATTATTCCCAAGCTGGAAGCGGGCAGCACCATTACCATTGACCCTAAGTTTGAATACTACCTGCCGAAGAACGTGGAAGAAGCGGTCAACATCCTCACCACAGCGGTTACAGGCGGCATCCTGTCCAAAGAAACGGCGGTGGGCCTTAATCCATTGGTGAGCGATCCGGAGGCTGAATTAGAGCGGCTGAAAGAGGAAGAGAACAGCCCGGCGAAACTGGATGAAACGATGAATCAGGATAATTAACCTTTATGGAAATAATATATTCTTCTAAGGCCAAAATGCCCATGCCCTTGCAGAAAGAAACAACAATAACTCAGTGTAATTACGGCGCTGGACTATTTCAGGATGTTGTTTTCAATCGCTTTGATAGTAGCGACACATTGAAGATTTTTAAAGATATTCAACCGTTAGCTACAGCCGGATTTCGGGTTAAGGTATTAAAATCAAACTAATGCCCGACCTCTCCGACGCATACGAAATCCGCCGCCTGCAGGCACTTCACCGAACCGAGCGGGAAATCCTTAAACACTTCGATAGCGTGGTGGATAGTATTTCTATCAACCTGAAAACCATTACCTACAAAGGACAGGTCTTTGCTTTAAAAGACTTTCCCCTGCTGAATAAGCGGGTAACGGAGCAGCTAAAAGGGCTGACCGGAAAAATAAACGTATCTATTAAGAACGGTGTTACCGCTTCCTGGAACCTGGCTAATGAAAAGAATAACAAGATCGTCGATAAGCGGCTTGCAGGTAAAACGCCAACCAAAAGAAGGGTTCAGATCCTTTACGACCCCAACAAACCAGCCTTAGACGCCTTCCTCTCACGTAAGAAGCAGGGGTTAAACCTCTCGGGTAGGGTCTGGAAGCTCACAAGAGGCTACAGGAAGGAGCTTGAATCAGAAATCGGCAAAGGTATCAGCGAAGGCCTGAGCGCCCCGCAAATGGCCCGTAAACTAAAAAAATACCTGCGGGAGCCCGACAAGCGGTTGCATAAGGGTAGTAAGAACTGGAAAGCCTATAAGCCAGGGCAGGGCGTCTTTCGTTCATCATACAAAAACGCCTTACGTGTAGCCAAAGAGGAAACAAATCAGGCCTACCGCCGGGCAGAGCAGTTACGATGGGAAAAGATGCCCTTTATAATCGGCTATACCATTGAGTTAAGCAATGCCCACAAAACCTATGATATATGTGATAGATTGGCCGGTAAACAATACCCGAAAGATTTTGTCTGGGCAGGTTGGCACATCGGCTGCTTATGCAACAAGAGGCCACTGCAAATATCAGATGAAGATTATAGTAAATACGAGGACTTTATACTTGGGTTGACCGATAAAGCGCCGGAGATTTCGCAAATTGAGAAAATGCCTGCTGCCTTTGATAAGTGGGTGAAGGATAACAGGGAACGTATTGAAGGCTGGAAGGCAAAACCTTTCTGGATAGCCGAAAATCCATCATTTACAAAGAAATTATTAAAAGGCAAGTAGCTATGGAGCTTACATTGGAACAACAAAAGGCTTTTTGTGGGTTTAGGTGCCATTATAAAGCTTTGTTTGCAAACGAGAGATTTAGAAAGCAAATAAAACCGGCACAGGTTTTAATAGTGCTTGAGAAATACAATTTTAAATGTTTTTATTGTGATCAAGACCTAGAATTTAAAAATTGGGAGCTGGATCATTATATCAGCCGAATAAATGGAGTGGAAAATGTTATAGCTAATCTTCGGCCCGCTTGCCCAACGTGTAATACAATGAAAGGAGCGCTGAACGGCTTAGAATTTATTGAAAAATGCTGCAATATTGCTGATAATGAAAAAATTGTAACTTGAATAAACCCCTAAACTTCATCCTACCTCTCACACCGTACCCCTTTGACCTTATGGTATCGGTCGGCGAAACGGATGAAATGCTATTTAAGAGGCTCGGCAGGTACACTATCGGTGAAGAAGAAATGCAGGATGCCAAATACGAAGGCGACACCGGCCAGGGCCGCTATTGTCTTTTTAAATGCGGTGCCTCACTGATCAGGATTAAAGGAAAGCCGAAAACGCCGGAAGAAAAAGGAACCCTAGCACATGAGATTTTCCACTGTGCAGCCTCGGTGCTTTGGCGGGTCGGGATAAAGCTGAAGATATTGACGAGCGACGAGGTTTATGCATATTTCTGCGGATTTCTGACCACTGAAATTTACAAACGGTTGGATTAATCACCCCAAAACCTCCTTTGCACCAGCCATACCAAGTAAATCACCCCTGTCATTACCAGGCAAAAGCACAACCCGCCCTCCATACCAAAAAAGAACGGGCACAGCAGCTTATAGGCGGTTAGCAGGATCAGCGGGGAGAGGATGCCGACGAGGACGGGGAGGTGTTTCATGCGGTAAAGAAGGATTTAATCACTTCGCCTTTGTTGGTAAGGTATTCTATCTGGTGGTGAGGGTGACAATTTAGTATAAGTCCCGTATGCTCACCAGAGGTAAATAATACATCAAGATTTGCAGATGCATTGTGCCCGGCTATTAGGCCTGTAGCTCCGTTCTGAAAGCGGACAGCCATACCACACTTAGCAAATGGGATATTCCGATATTCGGCCATGCTCTTAAACTCAGCAGAAGTACTCGCCAGGCCCTCTTTACGGCTTTTAATTGCTGTGTATGGTAGATTTGGATACGAATCCTTTATATCCGCATGGTAGGCGCTCTTGGCTTTTCCAGCGCTTAGAGCGTTAATGCTGTAGCCCGATTCCGGCCAATCTTTTACAGAACAAAAGAAGGAATACATAATATTTGTTTTAAGTTGTTATCAAGCCCGACTTTCGGGAAGGGGGCGGGTGAAAATGTAAGGAGGGGTTAAGCGTCAAGAAGCGTAATAGTTCTTTCGGGCGATGGCAATAAATACTGCCAATGCGTTACCCTTTCTCCTTCAGATAGTTGCCACTCGTTAAGGCTGCACCTAACAACTTTTTGATACTTGCTAAAGGTTCCACACTCTTCTTTCTTTACAATATGACATAGATAATCGCCGTCATAATTTGGCATTGTTTGTGTTTTGTTCCAACTAATTTTTGGATAAATTTCATCAAAAGCTTTTTGTTTTATATCGCCTATTCGTGTATGAAAGTTGTCTGCTTTAAATGCAATAGAAGGGCCGGAATTTAAGGTTCCAATTTGCATAGTAATAAACTTACGATCTGCAAACCCTCGTTTTACCAATAGTTTATAATATTCGAGGAAGCTATCACAGCCCGTCCAGCTTTTTAATTGTTCTAATGTCATATAATTGATTTTAGATTATTTTGATTAATTATTCACGCCACCCTCACCCTTCCCACCTTTCATGCCACTGCTCAAAATAAGCCTTCTCACCTCTCGCTTCCAGTATCATTTCAGCGATCCGGTACACGGAAACCGTTGACCTTACAAAGTTACACCACAGCTCGCCATCTGTTAAGGGATTTGCGGGATGGCAGATAGTGTGTAGTTTAGTTTATTTAGAACATCGCAAAGGATGTCCTTACTACAGGTTTCTGGATGAAAACTATTTAGTTTATATTGTGCCCAAGTAGCTGCAGAAATCAAGATTACTATCTTCATTTCGACCGGATTTTTATATTTATCCTCTATTATTCTAATAAAGACAGCACCTTTTTGAATATCTGAATAGCTAATCATTTTGTTAGGAATAGTTGACCGGATTTTGAATTAGAAAACCACCGCCTGCATTCTTTAACGCTGACCGCTTATCGGATAAAAGGTTGGCATCTGCCTTTAGGTCTTTAAGCCGCCTATTAATTTGTTTTAAATTTCTATCGACTTTAGACTTCTGCATCTTATAAGTAAGGGCGCAATTCTTTGCTGCCTGCCAGTCTTTTAGTTCCTTCTCATACGATTGAATGGATTCTAAAGTCAACTCAATTTCTCTATCTAAGGTCATAGTTGTGTTTTGAAAAGTTAATTGTTTTTACGCTACCATTAAACTATCAATCCTGTCATACCATTCCTGAAACCCTTCCCTTTCATCCCTTGCCTCAATAATCATTTCAGCATATCGGTTCGTCAGGCGGAAAGACTTAACGAATTCGCACCAACGCTGGCCATCGTAACCGGCTGCTGTGTCCTTTGTGGTGTACAGGATAACGGGCTCACCGTTGCTGTCCAGTTCAAAGCCTTCGATCATTCCGGCGTCCTGTAGGGCCTGGCAGGTGTTCCAGGGGCAAAGGGTTAAGGAGCCGTTGGTATGGGTGATGGAAAGGCCGGAGAGGGTGAGAGAGGCGGAGAGGATGGTAATTGTTTGCATTATTGGTTGGTTTATCTACTTTTTATACTCCTTTCTGATTAGCATTCCAGCCCCGGTTCCAGCTTTCCCACTTAATAGGGTCGAGAACATAAGGGTTTAATTCCGCTTCTGTCCAGTTTGAAGCATGGAACAAACTCCACGCCTCAAAGCCTTCATTATAAGCTTCCCAGTTCATTAGGCGGCTTGTTTGAATTGTTGAGCCTTCATTTCGTCCCTTTTGGTTCTTGCAAATCCCCAGGCTCTTTGCATGGAGGCGTATTCTTTTTGCTCCTTTGCTGTGCCTGCTTCAATATTGTAGTTGTACTTTCTGTTGTACCAGTTAATTATCTTTTCGTACTTGTTCATTAAGGAAGTGATCTGGCTGAAAGTTACTCCGTTGATATTTGGTTGAGTTGTCATGTTTTCCGTTTTGTTACACAAAGATAATATATATTACTATATCACCAAAGAAAAGATTGATTATTTTGAAAAATATATTTTTTGTCCGTTATGCTACGGTAATATATATGTTTATTATCTTTGCACTATGGCTAAAGGAGTAAAAGGGTCAACCCCTACCAATGACAATGCCCCGGCACGAACAACTTATATTAGCACGGTGGGCAGGCTTAGGAAGTTAAAATATATGGCCTTTATGGAAAAGACCAACGCAACTGCCATCATAAATGAATCGGTTGACAAGGCGATTGCTAAGTATGAAAAAGACAACGGGCCTATACCTATAAAGTAAGTTTATGAATTTTGATAATTTAGAAGTCACCCTTGAATTTGAACAAACAGGACTTGGATATTCAAGCTGGCCCGCTGGTCATATCGCGCGTATTCCAGAATTTGAGCAAAGATGGAATGACAACGCTATTGATCAAATCCGGGAATACGTCAAAACATTTAGAGCCCTGCCAACTAAAGAATTTTGGATTGGTAATAATGAGGGCGATCCATTTCGTGTGCTGCGAACCGAAATAAACCCTTTACAAAACTCCTTATCCTGTACTATTGAATGGTGAAAAACAAATTTCAATTCTAAGTTTATGACAGACCAAGATCAATACGGCGTTAACTCATGCCTCCGCCCCGAAGGAAAGGGAACACCGGCTGTAAAGGCTCAGGAGTTGAGGGTGGGGAATTGGATATTTGATTCTTTTGACCGCCCTTTGAAGGTTACCGAAATAAAAGAAGGGAGAGTAAGGGCGCTTTATCGTGGAGAATCTAATACAGAGACACAGGGCTTAAGAAATGGCCTTTTTAAACTGGAAGAGTGCAGGCCCATCCGGCTTGATCTTGAGATAATGAAAGCCAGCAGGTTTTACTTTAAAGACAATAGCGACGCTTGGCTTTATTTGAGTTTAGGCCGAATGGATAAGCAATGGTTTATAATGAGGTCTTACGATATTGAAGATACTTACATCGTACAATGGAAGCAAGCCGGAATTATGCCCCCATGTAAATACCTCCACCAGCTTCAAAATTTATATTTCGCTCTGACCGGCGAAGAATTGAATATTACTCTATAGCCTTATCTAAAATGTCCAAAAATACCCAATTCCCCGCCATCCACTGAAACTTTAAGTAAAATACCTTTCCGCCCTGCTCCATATCCTTAAACGGCACCGTACACACCCCTTTTATCTTCCTGCCATATAGCGGGATATACTCCTTAGCCGCATCCCGTAGCTCTTCTTCGTTAAACTCCTGTCCGTAGCGCGTCAGCATTAGCTTATGCTCTGTATTAGACTGTCTACTGAAGCCCAAATTTTTATGTTAATCTTACTGATCAACAGAGCTGCTTGCCTAAGCTCTTTGATTGAATACAGGTGATTTTCGGCCAGAATTGTCTTTTCCATTTCTCGCCACCTTTCTATATGTTCTTGGATATTATTATCCGTTACCTGGTCGCTCTCGATTATGGAAAGCAGCAATTCAATATCAGTTATACTATAAGTTGGCGTATTCATGCCTACAAATATACCTATTTATACAAGATTAATTTTTCTTGACATTAAGGATTTTATTGCTGCGTTCAGCCAAATTAGTTTTGGTTGAAAGTTCTTATTACACATGCATAAAGACAAGATTCTTGCGCAACTGAAGGTTAAATACCCAGGGGCGTCAATCAAGTTTCTGGGACTTACCGCCGACAAGCTGGCTGCCAAAGTAACAGAAGAATCCGCAATAGAGGGGGCAATCGCCGAACTCGAAAATCAGACAATACCATTTTCAGAATTAGTACAGGAGTACCAAAGGGAAGGCGACCGCAGGGCCACCGAAGCGCTGAAGACTAAGACGAAAGAAAAGTCAGCAAGCGACGGCGGAAATGAAAGCCAACAAGCAGATACTACCAACACTACTTCAAGCGATCCGAACGCAGCACTTTTAGCAGCCATCAACGGCTTAAAAGAAGAAATGGCAAGCATCAAAAAAGGCCAGGTTCAAAACTCACTAAAGGAAAAGCTAATTGTAAAGCTGAAGGATGAAAAGAAAATCCCGGAAGCAATCGCAAAAAAGATCGTAGCGAAGATGGAAGTTGAAAGCGAAGAAGGTCTGGAAACCGCTGTTGAAACCGCTAACACCGACTATCTGGAATGGAAGCAGGAAATGGTTAACAGCGGCATTGTGAGTGCAGCGCCGGCAAACGGTTCAGCCAATACAAGCACAACCACAGTCAAGGCGGGTATTGAAGCATGGGGTAAAGAGAACGAAGTCAAAACACCTCTTATTAACAAGTAAAATTCATTAAATGAGTTTACAAGGCACACGCACGATAGTTAGTACCGGCGTACCCATCTGGCAAGACATTTACGGAGAGAACGCACAAGGCGGCTTTACTCTCGACATGACCGGCCTCACCTCCGGCACAATACTACCTGCAGGCACCCCCATCACATTTGATGAAAGTACAAGGCTGGCAAAGCCATTGGTTCAGGCAACGGTTTACGCCGACGCCGGCGGATCGGCTACAGCTTATCAGGTAAAGAAAGGCAGTAATGCAGCTGTTGGTAACTATCTGGCATCCGCAGTAGGTGGAAAGGCTTATGCTATCACGGCTATTGACACCACAAATGCGCTTTACGATACTCTAACTGTGGGTACTTCAATTGGAGCTGCTACAGCCGGAACGGGCTTGTTTATCTCGTCCGCTACGGGTGCAACATCTGCAGCTTTAGGGGTAACGCCTAAAGGCCTGTTGTATGAAGATGTGACAGCAGTTGCCGGGGCTTCGCTTTCCGTAAGGATTAAAGGCACCGTTTATGCCCGGCGCATCCCGGCTTATCCTGCCGCCTTGCCCGCTGCCCTTCCGTTAATCACATTCTCCCAATCTTATTAATAACACCGCTTACCCATAGCGCAATAAATAAACAAAATGAGTACAGCAGTTAAATCGATATTCGGCCCCTATGCGGAAGGCGGAAACCTGCAATTAGTTGTTAACAACTCTGCAAGCCGCTTTACTATCGGCTGGTTTCAAAAATATTTTACCTGGGCCGCGCCTCAGGTAGGCCTTACCTATGTTTCAGCCATTGGCAGGAGCAGGGTAGAGGCAGCCGCCACCATCATCGACCGCGATTCATTAGCGCCTTTACGTTCCAGGCCACCGCTCGAAAAGCTGAACGGTGAAATACCGGCAATGGCTGAGAAATTCAGGATGAGCCAGTCCGATGTTCGGGATTTTCTTACCCTTCAAAACATGACCGGCGTTGATGAAGCGACTAAGCGAAATCAAATACTGGAATTTATGTTTAACGACATAAAGAAGGTAGCCGATGCCCCTATTAGCAGGCTGGATATTATGTGTCTGCAGGCGATCTCAGAAGGTAAGATCAGTGTCAATATTACCAACAACCCCGACGGCCTGGTGATGAGTGACATTGATCTGCTGATGTCATCTGACAACAAGATCAACGGTGCTGTAACATGGGCCACGGCTGCCACAGCAACGCCAATCACAGATATTCAAACCGTTATCAATGCGGCCCAGGCGAAGGGTGTTTCTTTTGATAAAATCCTGATGTCCCGCTCTTTGTGGTTTAAGATGATTAAGACCAAAGAGGTTACAGACACCATGACCGCCTATTTCTACGGCCCTAAGCCCGGAACAGGCTTTAATCCTACAGGTGTCACCACGTTGAACAGTATCAATCAATACATGTCTGATAATCAGTTTCCGATGATTGAACTGATAGATGAGGCCCGCTCTATTGAAAAGGATGGTGTGCTGCAAACAATTAACCCGTTCAATCAAAACAACGTTTCATTCATTCCAAACGGCACACTTGGTACTATAAAGAACGCAATAGCTATTGAGCAGTTAAAGCCGGTTGAGCAGGTTTCTTATGCCGTTCAAAACCATGTGCTGATTTCAAAATGGGGGCAGAACG